GACAATTTATTGTTTGATACGTCCCTATAAAACCTGTAATAATTAGTACACAAGTCACAAGGAATATCTATCGCACTTGCTGCTAAAGTAGATATATACTGATTGTCAGCATCGCATTGGCCTCCTCCAATATCTTGGATTCCATCGTTTAGTATAAGCTCCACATTATCTCCATCCCACCAATCTTTCATGTTGGAATAATTGTTTGAGGCAATAAGAGTTTTTTCTAACGTATAAATACGCTTTTCACAAGCATTGTTTCCGTCGCCTGTGCCTTGTCTTTTAAACTTAAAGCTAAGTTTAATCCGACTACCAGCCGGAACGGTATAATCTACCCAAGCTGTTGTAGCTGTGTCATATCTGTTCATTTGATACTCAGCCACAGGACACTCTCCACTATCATCTTGGTCTACTTGTACATTGCCGGGAGCAATAACTGCGAGTTCATCCTGAACAACTGAAAAGCTATTAGGATTTATTTTCATATACACCCCTGATGGTACAGGAATGTCTACAGACGGGTCTAATTGACTAGGGATTTGTATAAACCCATCTGCCTTAGCCTCTTTCTCAAGGACAGTGGCATATAAACAACTACCTGTTGCTCCGCTAGTATCAGCCTTAACAATAAGCCTATCACCCTGCTCAACTTTTTGCGCGTTTTCTCCCTCAAGAAGGAAGTATGCGTTATTGCTTAATGGGTCTAAAAAGAATATACTGCTATAAATAGTCTCATAGTTCTCTTCGTCAGGCTTGATAACAAACTTATACCTAGTCGCCCAATATGGCACTTTCTGAGTAGGTGGAATTATAACCTGTATGCTGTTCTTGGTGTCAGATGCAGAGCATGGGACGTGGACAGTATTGTTTGGACTTACCAATGCAGTTGATGCACGATTAAATTCGTCCATGTAAACGATACCAATCTCATACCCTCTGTTGCTGTGCAAACTCTTAGGAGTATTTATTTTTTGATAAAAAGCCTCAGCAAAAACTACTGAGTAGTACTCAACTACCTCAAAGGTTGGCGTAGTAACGTTATTCACAAACTTCATAGCAGTAAATTGGAAACCAATTTGTTGACTGCTAGGAGATGTAATAATACCAATGGGCTGCCCCGCACCACTAATGCCACTTGCAAACTTAATGAGAGCATCTAAATTGTTTGGGATAGCACAGTTTACAAAATCGGTAAACGTAGTTCCATCGCAAGACGTAGGGTCTATAGGGTCATATACCGGTTTAATGTTTGCAACTGTACCAACTGCCTCTTGAAACTCAATGCTTGTAGCAAGAGCATATACTGACGGGTAGTTTGTTGGAAGAACAAACGAAAATGTAGTGGATATGTTCTCTGATTCCTCAGTAGGAAATGGAGTATTCCCGGAAAAGCCTTGGTGACTAATCGTTACCTCTAAAGTAATAGATGCCCCCTGAATTAAGTCTAACCCCGTAAGGTCAATGTTCACTATTGCATTCGGTATGGTTTGAGCACTGCCATAGTTGTAAGTACCCGTAGCTGTTGAGTCAGGTATAGTTGATTGGTCAATAAGCTCTGTAATTAACTTGGTAGTGTACTCAAGCTTTACAGGGTTGTCGTTGCTATCAACCATGTTATAGCCCTCAACATAGTTGCCGTACATTAACCGGTTGCCCATTATCGTTTGAGCCTTTGCAAAACGCGGTACGTTGTCGTACAAACGGAGCAACTCAGACACAGGTAAAATTGTAAAAATCTTGCTATTCGTAAACGTAAACTGATTGTTGGTGTTGTCTGCAAAACCAAGTTCAGCCTTGTCAAGCGTTTCAATAACACGAATGACGTTACCTGATGCCTCCTTGAATAAAAGGTCAATGCCTTTTACTAACGGGCCGCCCGTGTTGTACGTAACAACTACAGTATTGGCAGAGTTTTGCATTCCCTCATTCAAGAAGCTTGCTATGCTAAACTCAAAAGGTTTAGGAATAAACGCAGGCTCAGACCACTGAGACGTAGCTGAATACTCTCCATCCGCATAGCGATAGCGATAAGCAAAGCATAAGAACCGGTTCTCTATAAAGTTTGCCTGATTAGCCGTAGCTATTGGCAAGATTGTAGGTGCTTGAATAGGTGGCTTCTTAATGACCATAATAGACTCTGCAGAAAATTGGTCAATATTGGCAACAGGATTTGCATAGCTTCTAGCGCGATTTATAAACCTTGGAGGATTATAGTCGTCCGTAAAAAATATTAAACGGTCAGAAACGTTGAAAGACACAATGTCAACACCTGTAATAAGGTATTGTGGGTTGAAGTTCAAAGTAGTGTTTACACCGCCACCATCATTAATACTCACAACGTGGTATGTTAACACGCTGGTGTTCACGTTGAAAGACACAATCATGTCAAGCTTTCCTGTAGCACCAACAGTGAAGTTGCTATCGTGGATAAACCAATATACGGTCTCGTTTGCGCTGTCGTCAATAGCACCAATACAACGCGCTGATGCGCTCAATGGGGTGCCATCAATGTACTTTAACGTAGTCAGCTTAACGTTTCCTTTTGAATTTTCAATCACACCAATTTCAGCATTCTCAGTAGAACCCATCCGGATGTTAAGACCATCAACATATTCGCCATCAGGAATAAGGCGTTCGTCGACAACCTTATTCATTCTACCTGCTATAAAATTCCTAGTGATATTTGCCATCTTATTTTATTTGCTTGTCCATTCCTCTCAAGTTCATCAAGAGCCGGCCGGGGTGAATGTTGCTGATTCTAATTTTTGCATTGCGTAACAACGCAGTTCTTTCTTTGCGAGCACGAGCTACAATGTATTCTTGTACGCCAAGCTTAGCATTTAAAATCTCGTACTGAATGTATGCGTAAATGTACTTTTCAAATAACTTGTTTACAGTAACCAGTGAGTTGTCTCCGTTCTCCATACCATCAGATATGTATTCAAGAATGACAGACTGACCATACATGTCTGAGTTAAAGTTAATTACGCCATGTTTTTTGTCAATGGCAAATGTAGGATTGAAGTTTGCAGTCTCAGTATTGAGACCATAACGCGCTCCAATGCCGTACTCAAAGTACCACCCGCCATCAATGTTCCAACCCTCTTGCCCGTTGTAGGGGCCACCATTTAAGTAGATACTTTTCTTGGTGCCATGTAAACGGTTTAAGTCAATCTCAGAAAACTGAGGCTGAAGTACGTTGCCATTTTGGTCAAATAAAATTTTACCTTGATTGTCTTGCAAATAAGCCTTAGCCGACAAAACTTGAATGTTCTCTGTAAGTGGTCTCAAATACCCGTCCCGGTAAAGGTTTACCCTTACCCAATTGACATAGTCAGAAGGCAGGATATAACGCAAAGAATCGTCTACGGTAAGCTCTAACACCTTTATCTCTTTAAACGCATCATAGTTCAACTCTTGTACCGCACGCTTGGCGTGAAACAAAATCTTGAAACGCTCTTCATTATTTACCAATGAATGGTTCCCTGAATACATCAACATAAAGTTGTTGACGATGTCAAACAGACTCACGTATTGATACGAGCCCCAATTTGCGTCTTCGGGCTGGTTACCGTTATTGTCGTAGTATTGATACTGACTGATGTATGCCATGGTTATTGCGATTGTTTTTGTTCCTCAACAGCGCCAAACTGAGCTACCTGAATCTCTCGAATAGACATGCCACAGTATTGCAAAATCTTAAATATAAGTTTGTACTCGTCTTCTAACGGTACCTCAAAGTCTTGATAGTCAACCTGAGATTGGTCGAACACAGGCTCACCGCTTGCTAATGTAATAAATGTCCATTTCGGCGCTTTAGGATACCTGAAGTATTGAGCGTCTACCTCCGATGGCAAATTAATGCTTGAAGGATACAAGGTCATTATACCACCCTCTTGCGTATACGCAGGGTATTGCTCCGTTGGGGCAGTCAGTAATGAGTTTACCAACATTGTTATTTGGCTATGGTTTACCTTCTCAGCTTCGCCTTTATATACGCGAGTGGCGCCTGAAGCGTCATAGCAGAGTACCTTATTAATTAGGAAGTAGTCAAACCCTGTTGTCGTTAATGATGGTGTAAAATACCTATTTGTACCCGGAGCTACCTGAGTAAGAGTAGAGGTCTGAGAGAATGTCTCAATAGCCTCCTCAATTGTTTTTTTAAGGTCTGCATAGGAAGTGCCCGATGTGCGAGCATTCTCCATGTTGACAGCTTTATTATACTGAGCAAAGTACTCCTCAAACACTTCAAGCTGCGCTTGTTTCGCATATAAGTTAAAATCCGCTGGGGATACATATCCGTAATTGTTCTTGTTTAGAACGGCTAGTACGGTGTTTCTTACAGAATTTATCATTAGACTGTTTTTACAAAGATATACAAAAAAAAAGAGGGTATGTAAATACCCCCCTTTTCAATTTATTGCTTATATTAAAATTATTGCAAGCTGTTTTCAAGCATCTTTAGAACGTCTATTCCATCGTCAGTTTTCAAGAAGTTTGCCACAGAAAAATATGGGTCTTCACCGTATGGTACAGTGAGCATCTTTTTCTTATTTGAGTTGGTATTAAACCACACTTCCTTTTGCCCGTTTCTGAAAGTCAATAGCTTGCTTTCAAAAAACATGTGAACGTTAGATTGCAGTTGCAACATTGGGTCTTCAAGGATGCTCAAGAAACCACGTGGGTCGCGCTTAGCATAAAGCAAAATATCACGCTTTAATTCTGCTGACGTATAACGAGCCGGGTCTTTACCAAACAATACACGACAAACGGTCTCAAGCTGTTCGAGATTTAATTGACGAGCCTGAATTAACGCATCTACCTCGAATGAAAGCGACTCAACTTCTTGAGCAGCATCTCTTTCGTTGTCTATTTCAGTAAACGTGCGACCGTTCAATGGGTGATAATGCAAGAAAGATTGCAATACAGGATTGTTTTTTGGGACACTTAAAAATCCGTTTTCAAAGATAACAGGCTCTACAATAGCGTTGCCGTCTTGCTCATCTTCAAATGGAGTCTTTTGATTGATTGCGTATCGCAAAGGTCTGTTGACATTGTTTTCCTCATCGTACCACAGCAATGGATAGCGCTTGGTATTTCTAGACGGGATGGTGTAAGATAGCGGTGCTACCTTGCCTTTTAATTTGTAGACTTTATCTACCGGGGTTGTGTTCTTTTTCATTTGATATAATTTAATTTTTAGAGAAAAAATAGGGGGAGTGTCTTTGAAGACACCCCCACCTTTTCATTGCTTCGATTAAGAACCGTAACGGAACAATACGAAGTTGTTAGCACCCAAAGTACAAACGCAACGCTCAGAGAGGAAATTCACCTCCATTGCGTCAAGGTCGCTTGTCTGAGCACCACCGGCAGAACCTGTAATCCAAGTCTTGTAACGGCGGTCTTCAGTCTCAGACGCACGGTAACGCACGTGCAAGAAAGGACGCTTAGCGTTCTTACCCATGATTTGGTCGTACACGTTGGTAGAACCAGCAGGAACTAACAAACCTGTAACAGTACCAGCAGCAGAAGCACCTACAGGAAGGCCACCACGCATAGTAGGGTCGTTCAGGTATTTCCAATCAGACTTGTAGAAGTCGTAGCCACGACGGAAACCGGTAAAACCTAAGTTTAAGGCCATCTCTTTGTCGTTGTCGAACAAGCCATAAGAAGTACCACCAACACCATAGCTGTTCTGAGCAGCCAACATATCGTCGATGTCAAAGCTAAAGGCACGGTTTACAAAGATTACGTTCTCTTCGATAGAGCCTTGCTTGTCCAAGCGAGAGATAATGCTGTCAAAGTCAGCCAAAGTAGTTGGGTTACCACCGCCCCAAACGTTACCACGAGTGTTAACAGAGTAGAAGATACCTTCTGAACCCTTGTTACCAACCTGTGCGTTTGAAGTTTGTGTAACAACACCTGAGCCTGCTTCAGCAGGAACAGCCTCAATCATTGCAGTCTCAAGGTAATCCTCGAAACGCAAACGAGTCTCGTGCTCACTCTTCATGTACCACAAGTATCCTGTAGCACCGTTTTCAGTGGTTACTTCAACCCATCCAATCTGAGCCATGTCAGAACCGCTTACAGCGTACTTGTCCTTGATGATGATTGGAGAGTTTTCGAAGAACTCATCCTCTGATTCCAAAGAACCAATCATTCCGTTGGTACCCTTTTTGAACTCAGAGCCATAAATCCATACAGAAAGAACAGCAGTTCCTGAAAAATTCTGTCCACCACCTTCGTAGTAAGCCACCTCAAATGTGTCAGCAGTAGTGTTTACAGCAGTAACGATACCCTTGTTAGAAAGTCCGGTAGCGTTGTCAGAAATAAATACGGTTTGACCAACGCGAATTGCGATTGCAGTTACGTTAGAGTCATTCACAGTGATGGTAGCAGTGTCAGCAGCAGCATTAGCAGATGAATCACAGTTCACATACTTTGTGTGCAAACGACCTTGCTCTGCCCACTTAATCATGTCAGAGTTAGAAGGCATTTCTGCACCTACCATACGTAGGAAAGAAGCGATAGTACGATTACCATAACGCTCAAATTCTTTCTCATAAGTATCAGGGAGATACTGATTCAAAAAATCGAAGTTGGTAATGTAGTTCGTAGATAATGGGACTTGCTCCGCACTCGGCTGAAGCTGAAATCCCGGGGTGTTTAATACAGCCATTTTTTTTTAGTTTTTTTTAAATTCTTTTAATACTGCGGATTTTCAAACTCCTTCCGGAGTCTTGGTTGACCGCTTTCACCTGCATTCCCCCTTTATTCATAGCTTCAGGCGCACGACGCTCAGACATGTTAATGTTTTTAGTCTGACGCATTACGTCTTCAGTAGCGTCTGATAAGCCTTGCTCGTAAAAGAACTTAGCAAACTTATCCGGGTTCATTGCAATAGACAAAGCCTTATGGTATCCGGAAGCGTCCTTGATAAGACCACTCTCATCCAAGTACTTTGAAACAAAGTTCATTGGCGTTGATTGAGCCTTCTTCAATTCAGCCGCGGCACCGGGAGAAAATGTGAACTTCTTTTCGTTCAGTTCGAACTCAAAACCTTTAAAGTCTTTACTAAAGACCTCATCTGACTTTTGGTCAAACCACTGACGCTTCCGCTCATTTTCCTCCTGCAAGGTCTTCGCCTGCTTTGTATACTGACGATAGGCATCAAACTCTTCTTTTTCTTCAGGAGCTAAGCCCGACCCACTTGACTCAAGGGGTAGCTTGTATTGTTCCTTTTGTTTATTAAAGAAGTTTTTTGCCTCGGCAATAGCTTTTTTCCTTGCGATTTTTGTACGCTTGATTTTGGAATCATCATCAAGGTCTTCATCATAGCTATACTCTTCCATGAGCACGTCAATGTCCTCACTGTCTAAGCTATTCTGAGTAGCCGCAAGGTACTCTTTAAGGAGTTGCTCAGGACTCATAGCATCAAAGTCTTTCTTTAATTTAAGAAAGTCTTCAAACCCACGGCCTGTATCCTTTTTGTACTTCATATAAGCTGCCACGTCTTCGGGAATTGCTTCACTCTCTTGACGTTCGGCAACCAATTCGTCAAACGAATTGATTTGCTTATTGTAGCGTTTTCCAATATATGAAAGAACTTGTTCTTCTGTCAGCTCAGGTGCAGCACCTTCACCTCCATCGTTACCCGCAGGTTGGTCTTGCTGAGCTAATGCTTGCTGTTCCCTATCGTGTTTTTCAAGAAGCTCTTGCTCAACTTGGGCCACACTCTTTTGTTCTGCTTCTCCGATTGCTCTTACTTTCATTTCCATTAGATTCGATTTAATTTGTTACAAATTTATATAAAAAAATATTACTTATTAACGAGGGTCAAAAACCGACAAATCAAAACCATCGAATGTGTCTTCGTTAGACTCGAAATTCATCGGCGGTAAGTTGTTTTTCCGTTGATTAATAAGCTTGGACTGCTCAGTGTTTTGCTGGCTAATCCGTTTAGACTTAGCGTCTTCTTTCATTTGCTCACGCTCTTGCAAAGTCCCTACATCCATGCCGTGAATTTGCATTTTGTAATTGAACTCCTCACCCATAAGCTCTTTCTTCAAACCAGCCTCAGCGCGAAGTCTCTCAATATCAAAAGCCACTTCAGCTTGCTTGAGTTGCATTTTTGCTCTAGTCTCAAGTTGAATCTTTTGCAAAGCCATTTCACCTGCCATCTCCTGAGACTTCAACTGCTGCTGAGCTTGCATAGCCTGCTGCTGCATAATCATCTTATCCTCACGCTCTTGCTTCTTAATGCGCTTAACCTTGAGCAATTGATTGGCTAGCTTGATGTTTTTAATCTCACGGATGTCAATAGCGTCTTCAAGATTAATGTCACCTTTAGACAAAGCCATTTGAATGTTAGCTTCAAGCTGAGCTTTCTGCTCTTCGTCAGGAGATATTTCAATGAAGATACCAAAGTCATAAATGTATAGGTCTTTGATTTCGTCAAGGATAGATACATTGTACTTGCCAATCTTATTAGCGAAATCGTCTCTAAAGTCAGCGTACTCTAAAATGTCAGCCACACGATACGTCAATGCCTCGGCAAGCGACCGGTACAAATACAGCCCACCTTCAAGGATGTGACGAGTAGCGGTGTTTGAGTTAAGAGCAGCTAGCTTCTGTACACCAACCAAAGCGTTAGGGTCAGGCGTAGAGCCGTCACGAGCCTCATTTAAGCCCGTTACCGAACGAATCATGTTCAGGTAATGGTTGTAGTTGGTAATAAGCATTTGCGTCTTGCTAGCGCCTGAATTAGAGGTAAGCTGCTGGATTGGTACGCGAGCATTGTTGAACTCACCATCACCCGTATAACTGCGGCCAATGACACTACCTGTTTGAAAATACAATCTTAACGCATCTTCAGGATTGTAGGCATTACCGGTACCCAAGTCCACCTCGTTCAAACCATCGGCATCAATAAAGACACCATCAGGGACGGTACGGGCAATAACTTGTTGCAATTTCAAATGGGTGATTTGAATCAAATCAGCAAAAGGCACCATCCTACGAACAAGAGATTCAATTGCCCCTTTGTACATCCTTGGCGCTACTGCTACATAATTAGGGATGGCGTGCTGAGAAGCAGACTTAGGACGAACCATGTTCTCCATCATTTGCCATTTGAGTACAATATTTGTACCCATTACCATTACACCCTCATACCAAACGTCAATAGTTTTTTCGATTTTTTCAAAGTTGCCATCCTCCATCATTTCAATAGGAGGATTGAATTGGTCATCTTTCTTAATCATTCTAGAACCACCACCTTCAAGAATTTTTTTCTTGAACACTATCTTCTTAGTGGTCTTGTAGTTGAAGTACAATAGCGTTGCTGTATCCCTGTAAAACAAACTGTTTTCGTAAAACTGCGCAACGTTATAGTAATCATACCAAGCCTGAGACCTTGTAGATATTTCCTGCAAGTCCTCTTTAGTCAGACTAGGGTCTATCTTCATAAGCTCCGTAATAGGAAGCGTCTTGATTTCTCCCCAATAGAAACAATCCTTAAAGTATGGGTCTTCTGTGTAGCTATAAACAATGTTTGCTGGGTCAACGTATGAAAGTTGTACGCCGGCACCCGGTAAGAACTCATGCTTAGCCACACCAATGCCAATTACAGTAATGTCGTAATCAACCCTCTTTCGGATGTCTTGGTAATGGTTTTCGTCAAATATAGTATTGATGGCTTCTTCCTCTGCAATCTCAATTGCTGGCTTGTAGTTGAGCTGCATATAGAGTGACAATTCCTCGTCATTCTCCGGCAGTTCATCAGGCTCCATCATAAACGGGTTAACACCCGTCTCTTGTTGTATTGTAGTCAATATGTCCTTAGCCGCCATTTGCCCCTCAAGCATATCTTGATACTTGCTGCGCTTGGCTTGCGACATCGCATCTTGTGCGTACACTTTGACCTTGAATAACCGGTCAGACATTCCGTTAACAACAATGTCAACGAACTTCGGAAGAATAGGCACAGGAGTCCAATCAAGGTTCAAGTACGACAAGTCGCCATCAATGGCTAACTCGTTCTTGTACTTTTGAACAGGCTGCTCTCCGCGAGCATACAGGCGAAGTCTGTGAAAATCTCGCCATTGGCCATAGTACCTACATTGGCTTCCGTCCTTGCGAAACCATTCGTATTGAATTGCCTGACCTACCTGCAATCCAAATTCAACGGTAGCTTTTTCAGCATCAGATGTTAACTGACTTGGAAAGCTAGCTGCTAATATGTTAACCGTTACATCTTTCATCTAATGAGTTCACTTGTATTTCCACTATTAGTGTACCTCGCGAAATTAACACTAATTTTTGACTCTTTTTTCTCAGGCAAATATATGTGCTTTTGATTTGCCATAATTGCGAGTCCTGAGCTTATAGATGCGTCAAACTTTGTTCGGTCATTAATGTCAAATTTAGCCCAATCCTCAAGGGTTTTGGCAAATGGCATAGTACCCATTTCGTCAGGGTCTCGATATGTACCCGACATATCAAGCCCTATATATCTCTCGATGTATGTTTCTATCGCTGAGGCATGAGACTGCTTTACGTCTTCAGATGAGTTAGGGATACCACCAAGCTCACGCTCTGTTTTGCTTAGCTTATTAAGTTCCCTATCAGGTCGGTTCATACAAAAGTTGCGGTACCCCCTGTTCTTAAAGTGATACAGCAACCTAGGCTTGTTATTTTCTACAAGAATAGGCATCCCAAAAAATACGCAAGCCATAAGCACTTCCTCAAAGAAAATTTCTGCCGTTTGAGGACGAGCGATGTACTCAAGGAAAAACTGCATCACGGGAGCGTCATCCATGTGGAACTTAGTCATTCCATGCAAAGAACCATTTGAACCCCTGCCACCCACTACAGCAGATATATCATAGGAGTCACAGCCAAAAGACCCCAAGTGCTCGTTGCCGGGATACTTTAAACTTGAACGGGTATGCACCTTGTTTTGCATGTGTGGAGGCGGCACCCAATTAATTAAGAACCTACCCCTAGAATCAGGAGTCCATATAACCTTGCTGTCCTTCTCTCCATCTTTCCAATGGAACGACCCACGCGTAACGTTGTGTGGAGTAATTTGAGAGTCATTGTAATCTATCTGCTGATAGATTTTTGTTAGATTGAATAACGATGATTTTGTTTCGTCTCTAAACGCATGGCTTTCGGTACGCGGGAATTGCCGGTAAAATTCATTAAGAGCATCTGAGTCAGCTTTTAAGGAATCCACCTCTGCTTCCCAATAATCAATAGCGCCATTTTTAACCCATCCCCCATCAACACCTCGTATAGGCTTTTCAGGCTTTCTGAATACAGGCATACCGTGTATATCGATAAACCCTTCCATGTTCCATTCCATAGGAATAAATAAAGCGTACAAGCCTGACTTAGTCTGCCCGTTGGCATTACGCTCGTAAACCCTAGAATCCTCGTACAGTCTCTTGTAGTTGTCACCGCCTTTGCTCAAAGCATTTGAGGTAGAACCCATCATACACTTGCCGATAATCTTGCTACCCAAACGCAAACACGTCTTGGTAACACGCCAATTGTTTAAGATGTTGTTTGGCTTTACCCATTTTGCACTCTCGTCGTGAGCAAGAAACAGAAGCTTCTCACCATCATACGAGTTCTCTTCTGTGTTCTTCCAATCTATAGTGGTGTCAAGTCCCTCAATGGACTCCCCCTCTACGTCATACATATTCTTCTTGGTGATTTTTGCAGCAGGAACGCGATAAGCAAGCTCAGTCTTAGGCTTGTCCATGCCGTCCATAATAGGACGAAAGAAGAATGGCAAGCGACTATTAATGGGAACGACCTTGTCTGTAAACATTTTCTTGGCGTCAGCACCGGTCTTTGACAAGATACCAACACGCGCATCCTTGGCAAGCGTGGCGATGTTTACGCACTCAGACGAAGACATAAACGAGAATCCGGAACGACGAATCTTTAGATACACCATTCCAAAAGCCCTGCTGTCTGCACGACACGCTTCCCAAAAGATATAAAAGATACGGTTGGCTTCCCGGAAATCAGGATAACCCACGTCAATACTAGACCACTGCAAATACATATAATGAGAGCCGGTGATGTATGTCGGCTCGCCATTGTTCATAAACCACATCCCTTGTTCTCTTCGCTCAAACTCCTCCTCGATGTAATCTACCCACTTGTCCTTAAACTCAACGGGCATCTCGTTCCAATGGAATATTGACTGAATGCGGGATAGCTCTTTAGGTAGTGATTGCCTTTCCCAATATTGCTCGGATGCTTGCTTGTGTCTTTGAAGACACTCTTTGGGTTTTGCCGGTAAAGCAATATACAGCCCTGAGATACAAACAATATCCCCTATTTGGCCTGTCCTTGAAATAACGACCATATCGTATTGCTCATCGTACCCATAGGCCCAAGACTTTCCTGTGTTCTTTTTGGCAAGAGCACTAAAAGGGATGTAGTCCTTAACGATTCGATATAACCCTTCGTTCTGCAAATCCTTGTTTTGTGTCGTTTTTCGTTACTCCTTTTTCTATCATCGCAAGATTCTCACTCTCCGCATCTATGCGGGCAAGGATTTCAAACGCATCAAATATTGCTATCTTTTTAGTGACAGCAGCGTTTTTAAGGCGGTCGGCAGCAAGCGCTGAAGACTCATCCCCTTCATCCTTTTTGATAATGTCTTCTTTAGCTACTTTAATGAGTTGCTCAACAGCCTTATGTCCTGCCTCAATAATCCTAAGCTTTATCGCCTTAGTATCTGTAGTGCTCATAAAACCATGGTTATTTGGTGGTCAAAGACCCGGTATAAGGTCTCATCATCTACTTTGAACTCGTACTCACTGTCAGGCTTAAAGCACACTTTGTCTCCTGCCTTCACGCCTTGCGTAGTAAGGTATTCATTAGGGTACACCATCTCGCCCATAAGCGGCTCATGGGTGAATGGCTTCTTTACGTATGAGTCGATAGCCGCAACAGGACGCACAAAGCAGTACCTATCGTAAGAGTACCATTGCCCATCGTGTTTGTACATAAAGAATTGGTCAGGCTCAATAAAGAATAAGTCATCTCTAAAGAAACTACGACCGCTTTTTTGCCGGCCCTTTATGTCATTGTAGAACTTAAACGCATTGTGATGCACCAAAAGAATATCTCCTTTGGTGATTTTGCCTTTGTACCATAACGGAACCTCTATGACTTCTCCGTACC